TATAAATATATTAAATGGCAAACAATCCACCAACTATTCCCGATCTATCTTGCCCTATACCTGTAACGGTTGTACCTGGGTATCATTCCGACGAACAGAGTAATTTAAACGTAACACGGAAAGATAAATTCCGTCTAATTATGGATGTTCCACCGATTCTCAAACCTCTATTAAGAAGAGAATCGAGATTTTGTCACGGTGGTAATTTAGATAGACTACAACTGAGTATTTGGGGATTTGTAGTTCCAGAGTTACAGATTAATAAAATTGATGTGCCTTATTCGGGTCAAGTTATGAAATTTTCAGGACTGTCAAGACCCGCATTACCACCACTGAATGTAAATTTCACAGTAGATAACAGATTTGATAATTATTATATCCTTTATAAATGGCTGGATATTCAAAATGATGACGAAAGTTCACAGTTTGACGGAAAACAATTGAACCGAGATTCATCAGGTAAATTATGCGATTATTCTACTACCTGCACTGTATATGCACTGGATGAATATGAGAATCCTGTTGCCAAATGGGATTATTTCAATGCATTTCCGACTCTTCTTGGCGGTGTGAACGCCAGTTATCGTGACACTGGAGAGTTAGAGTCAAACTTTACTTTTGAGTTTAGTTATATAAAAATGGGTTTGTTATAATTAATTAGTTTTTACTTGAAAAATATAAGTATTACTTATATGGCAACAAAACTTAATTCTATATTGGAATCACCAGGGATAGCAGTCCAAGAAAGAGACATTTCACAATCCACTACTAATGCAGTAGGTACAAATGTATTTATACCAGGATTTACCCCACAAGGTCCAACAGATGAACCTACAAACGTATCGTCTCTCTCAGAGTTCGAAGAAATATTCGGAATTCCGTCCACACCAGCGGAGAAATATTCCCATAATGCAGTAAAACAAATATTAACAACTTCCAATGCAAACATAACATTTACAAGAATGCCATATGGTTCTGGTGGTGGATTGGGTTATTCCGATATGGTTAATACTCTTATTTTCCCCGTTATTGGACTTAGTGCAGTTGAGAAAAATGTTTGTGACTACTATAGAAGTGTCGATGAGGAGACTTGCCGAGTTGATTTCCCATGGTTATATAATTCATATTTCGTATCTAGTTCTATTTGTTATGGTTCTTCTAATATGGAGTGTCCGCTGAATTCAAGTGACGAAGACCCTGGATATCTATATATTCACGATCATCCATTTGAATACAATTCTATATTAACAGGATTTAAATTTGTTGTCGATGCCGACAGCACACAGGAGCAACTTCGTGTGTTCCAACTTCGTCCTACCGTTAGCGGCACTACCACAACATATAATGTTGTGACATCCCTTAACTTGTCTTCGATTTATGCAAGTGTTGACGAAGATTCTACCAATCTATCAAATGATTCGAAGCGTCTCTTGGTTAATGTCTCAAGCTCACCATATGCACAATCATTTAGTATCACAAGCGGTCTTCTTTCGGGAAGTTCTGTAAGCGGTATTCAAGTATCTGCTGGTGATGTATTTGGTACATATTCTATTGCAAGCAATCCTGTTCTGAAATATTTCAATGCAAACACAGACGTTGCAGCAAGTTACAAAACAACCCTTACAACCCTTTCAACAATTAGTGCAGGTGCTACATTCTCTGTAACTACTACTGCAATAGGTGCTACAACACAAGATTTCTTAATTGAATTCTGTGGTGTTCCTGTTGAAGCAGGTCTTTCCTGTGCAACAATTACCGCACTAGGACTTACCATTCCTGAAAAAGATAAATATGATTTCTATCCTGTTGGTGGCGATGCACAATTAAATGATGCAAACTTCTATGTGCTTGGAGAGCCTATTTCCAAGACTTTAAATGCATCTGAGTATCAACTCCTAGAGAATGAACAATTCAACTGGAAATGCGGTGCGTATGCGAATGTAGAGCCTACCCTCGATGTTACTAATAATGACATTCGTGCAGGTATCGTAGTTGTTAATAAATTAAAGACTGCACAGCTTGAAGACTTCACTGGATTCTATCTTGCGCTTAATGATAACTTGAATGTAAATCCTGCTACTAACTTTGATGATATAACTGGCGTTGCCGGATATTATCAAGAAGTATGCCCTGGTGTTTCGGGTGAATGGGTAACTGTCCCCGAAGAACGTTGGAACTTCAAAGTATCTGAAACATTCGACGGAACCGCTGGTTCTATCACAGAAATAGTGCATCAAAATGCGGGTGTCGAGTTTGGAAATTCGGACTACAACGATTCACTCATAATGTCCTTGTTCAAACTTCGTCCTACACGCTTAACTAAAACTATCAATAAACTTGACCAAGTTCGTGTTGAACAATTTGTCGGTTCGCTTAATGCAGATCGTAAGATCAATGACAGCTTCGGCGGTCCTGCAAGATCATACTTCTTAGAGAACACTGTTAATAATTCTAGCAATTATCTCAAAGTTCTTGTAAATCCTTACTTGGCAAAGAATAACTGTTGGACGGATAATACCGGAAAACCACAAAAAACTGTGCGTATGTTCCGTGAAAAAACAGCAGGTGTGTTTGATAATTTCGATGCAGAGGCAACTCTTCAAGCATATAGCGATAAACTATATGGTGCAGGAGCATATACCGGATATTGCCGTGATGCATTGTACGATCTCTGTTACAAAAAGGATGTGGGTAATCTTCCGTCTAAACTCGAAAGAGCACTTAGAAATGTCGAAAATCCTATCGAGTTCCCGATTGATATAACTATTGATAATGGTCTTTCTACTATTTGGGCAACCAGACAAGCAGTAAATAGCGATTCATGTGTTACAAGTACAAGCATCTGTTATAACTATGATGATACATATTATGTGAACACTGACTCCTTAAGTCCATACGACGGAACTCTTATGAACAGTTCTATTCAAGATGCATGGGAAGTTATCTATAACATATTCGATAGCTTTGCACGTTATACACGCAAGTCTGCTGGTGGAACACCGCACGTTCATATTCAAGACCCACTTCGTCAAATATTTGTCAATGGTAAAGATTATAAAATAGTTCAACGTCAGAAACAAATGACACTCGATCCTGTTACAAATCAACCTACTGAAAAGTATGCAACATTTGGACGTAATATCTACTCATACTTGAGAAACCTATATCAGGGCATTAGTTCATCATACAGTATATCTTATGCAAACTGGATCAAATCCTATGATTCTAACACAGATAGCTACAGTTGGTTCGGACCATCCGCATTTGCTGCTGCACTTTATTCACGAAATGACCGTGATCAATATCCTTGGACATCTCAATTAGGTCTTGCAAATGGTGTTTTCGCAAATGTTAACGATCTTGCAATCAATCCTAATCAACGTGAACGTGACATTCTTTCTAGAATTGCACTAAACCCTATTGTTCGTGAACCATCTGGAACATTTGCATACAATTCAGTTACACTTCTCAAAGAAAGTTCTGCATTGAATGAAATATCTGTTCGTCGTGGTGCATTGTGGCTTGCAAAGAGCATTCAAGGCAATCTTTCACAGTTTATCGGTCTTCCGAATAATGTTATCACAAGAACACGAATTGTAAACACTCTTCGTCCAATCCTTCAATACATGAAAGATAATGGCGGATTGTATGACTACTTGATTGTATGTGATGATAGAAATAATAATTCTGATTCAATTGATCAAGGTGTTCTTAATATAGCAGTGTACGTTAAACCAACAAGAAATGTCAAATTTATTTTAGTAGATTTGGTTATTACTGGTTCTGGAGTTGACTTCAACGAATTACTCTAATCTATAAATAAAAAAGCAATAGATATCTATTGCTTTTTTATTTTACTATAAGTAAATTAAATCAATGACACATGATAACAGACTCATAGAGTATATAAACAATAATCTTATAATAGAAAAGACCAATACCTTGAACAGTGCAAAAGTTAGATGGGGGTTTGACTCTACAGATGAATACCAACAAATAATACACAGAACATCATACATAAAAGATGGGAAAATAACGGAGCGTCTTTATCATATACTTAAAAATATAACAAGTATTCCCAAGTGCATATGCGGAGAATATCTAAGATTCATGTCTATAAATCAAGGATATTCCAAATGCTGTAGTAATTCAAAGTGTAAGAGAATAGTCAACACATGGAAGTCATCATCCGAAAAGAAGAAACAGAATTTTATAAATGTATTGGACACATTTATAAAATTCATAGAAACCACCAATGATATAGAAGAAACCACCAATACTGTTGAAGATTTCATCGACAGTAGAATATCTCAAACTGATAGTGGTCGAAAACATCAGATGATTTCTATAAATTATTACACATCGCATTCAAACATACTACGCACTATATTAAATCGTACCAAACAACAAAAACCCATAGATTATAAATATATTAACAAATTTGAAGATTTTTGTTTTAGCGAAAGAATGTTTATATTAAAAAATTCTTTGTCTGAAATTCCTAAGTGTATATGCTGCAATAAAGGTAATAAAAAATTTATATCATTTGTCAAAGGGTATGGTAGGGCGTGTGATAAATTATGCTGGTTCAAATATAATACGCGATGTATAGTAGAAGAGGTAGCAAATAATGGATATGAATTTATAGATAAAGATTTTTCAGTTTTAAAGAATAATCTATTCGATTTGAAGTGTTCTAGATGTGGTGTGGTTCACTCCCGAGAACTGACTAATGCGCGATGGAAAGACATATACTGTCCGACCTGTGATGGTGGCGAAGTCGGTGTATCTATGGAAGAGAACGAAGTATTTTCGTTTGTATATAAACTTAATAAAACTGCTATTCAATCGAAAAGAATAAATGTTAACGGCGAATTAGACATATACGATGAAACAAAATCATTAGCCATCGAATATAACGGAGTGTACTGGCATTCAACAGGAGATATGGATATGGTCCATAAATATAAAGTAAAACATCTGGATAAAACTCTATGGGCAATTTCCAATAACATTAATCTTCTTCAAATATTTTCAAACGAGTGGAAAAATACGACAAAGCAAAAAATATGGAAATCGATTATAGCCAATAGGTATGGAAGAAATAGAAAGATATATGCACGAAAATGTACTATAAAAGAAGTAACCGCCGAAGAATCTGAAATATTTTTAAACAATAACCATCTACAAGGAAAAGATCGATCATCCATTCGAATAGGGCTGTGGTATTGTGGGGAGTTGGTTGAGATAATGACATTCTGCAAATCCAGATTTAATAAGAATTATGAATGGGAATTATCGCGGCTATGCTCCGTGTTGGAAACTACCGTGGTAGGAGGCGCGAACAGATTATTAACTTATTTTAAAAATAATTATACACCAGTATCAATAATAACATATGCAAATCTTAGATATTCTACCGGCGAGATTTATAAAACATTAGGATTCGAGAAAAGTCACACATCTCCTCCTAATTATTTTTACTTTAAGAGCGGAGACAATTTATACTCACGCAATAATTTTCAAAAACA